GCCATGGATGATACAGATAGTGCATTAATAAGAACCAGAAAACAAATGAGAACAAGTGCTGCAGCAGCCGCAGGCGCATCACAAGGGCCAAATATAGTTTTATCATCTGCACAACCAAATGCTGCAAATCCTGCAACAGAAAATGTTACTGATCTTGCTTTTGCAAAGGGGCAAGCAGCAAGAAGAAGATTGTCGCCAACAGTAGCAGAAAAAGAGGTTACAGATCGAGTGAGTGAAATACATGCAGATACTCAAAAAGAATTAATTGCAGCCGCTCAAGGTGCAGGGTTTTATCCTACTTCTAGTGTTTAACACATGCTGTATTTCTTACCAGCATAGTCAAATAGTAGGCAAGGAATAAGTTGATAAGAAATTGTGTTTGTGGGGTAAGTTTTTGATATTTTTGTGTATATTTAAAATCCTTTAAAAGTTTTATCAGTAAGATATTAACTTGTTGTTTAAAATATATTTTTTGTTTTGTTCTTTTCAAGGACATTAATTCTCGTACATGTCGTTCGTAATCTTTCCCACAAAGCTGTTTCACATCTTTAATATCCTTAACATACAACTTCAAGATTAATCTTATTAAATCGGAATATTTTGTATTATTTAATTTAGATACGATTTGAGTCGCAAGAGCTGCATTGATTTTTGAAATTTTTCTCGCATCCTCTTGTGCCTTTCTATCGGTATATCTATATACTGTAATCTTCTTTGTAACATCATCGACTAGTTTCATAGTCCTGGCAGATGTTTGAGTTTGATACCCATTATCATCATCTTCAGGTTGCGGTTCTTCTGATCGTATACCAACACCTTCTTTTGAAACTTTATAATATGTTTGTGCAAAACTTTTTATACTTTGTGAAACACGATGTCTCGCCTCACGCATAAACATACCAATATTATCAAGATCATTTTTTTGAAGAGCAGTTGTCCATCTTCTTGTCATTTCTTTTGACATATAAAACAGAGCATTAGAAATTGTTTTTTCTCTTGCAAACAAATGAGTTTTGGTTAGTGTTTCGAGTGCATATTTAAAAACATCAGGATTACAAAATTTAAAATGTTTATGCATTAAGTTAGCGTAATGACGTATAATATACAAAACCATTACATAATTATATCCTTGAGAATCCCTTTTAAAAAGGTAATACTGCAAAAGGAATACTAAGAGGTTTGCAAATTTGTCTGTATTTGTCGAGAAGTTTGCTTCTTTTTTTCCAGCCCATCTTTGCTTAATAAAATCTTTAAGATCTTTTTCTGTTATACCAACCAGTTTTAATAATTCGTAATAATGCTTTTTTAATTCAGGGTAATAACAAGGTTCAGTAAGGTCACTGAGATTTTTAGCAACAACTCGAGAAATAAAACTCCTTAACTGCCTCTCTTTAATATCTGTTTTTGCTAACAATTCTTGCATATTTATATAACCCTAACTGTTATGGAATCCTCTGTGAAATATACATACTCAGGACCATAACTCAGTAATTGTTCTTGTGTTAAATCTGTTAATTGAAAATTAAAGAAAATACTTGTCTCTGGTTTTCTTAAACGACAATGGCTAATACCGTCAATGTTTTGGACTACATCAATAATTTCCGATCTATAAATTTCAGCGTTGGTACCAAACCTATCTTTAAACGCATTATATAAAGTTTCACGGATCGTATTAATTAATGAAGTTACAGTACCACTAAATGTTGCTGCTCTAAATACTTCAATCTCAATTTCTAAAGGCATGTTATATTCAGGTAATGGAATCCAACCACGCTCTGAATAAATATAATTAACTCCTTTACTTTCAATATATACTATTGAATCGGCAACAGCTTCTTCATACAAAAATGTTCCAGTAGTAGCATCAGCACATTTAATAATGTTATCTTGATATGAATCATCCCCACTTATAGGAGCATAAATATATCTATCATCTACCGTACAACCAACTGGATACGACGTAACGATATCTAGCACAGAAGAAAGAGTTGGTTTATTCAATTTCATATTTTCAAGAATACCGCGTGTATTTGTAAACTTAATATTTGTAAAGTCCGTAAGCATTTTATGATCTTTTAAATCAAGAGAAGAAATCAATGATTGCATAACTTCTAGTTCAAAATCCCTTTTATTTAGTGAATCATAATAGCTCTTTTCCACTACAGGGACATCATAAACGATAATGGTTGTACTATCATATATCTCAACATTTGACCTCATAAACGTACTTAGATTGTCTCTAAAGGTTAATTTATTTGAGTATTTAGCAATATCAACTGCAGTTGGATCTTGAATATTGAAATTGTATGTTTGTTCACCAATTGGAATGTTTGTATATGGATCAAAGATATAATAGAAATAACCATTTGTTGCATCATTAATCATTGGTTTGATAGATCCGCTCGATGAAATAACCATATTGCATGTTGCTTGATCAGCGTCTAATTCAGATGATTTATAATGTAATTTAAAAATACCTTGGGATCCATTACGAATAACTTCTAATTGATCACAATATAAATCGTATGTTTCACCATAACTTGTTTCTAACGCAGGCAGTAACTCAATTTCATAAATGATATATTCATAATTACCTACTGTATTATGTGTATCAATTGAAATTTCAAACATTGAGTAATATTGATCATCTCCAATTTGAATTATTGAATCTCTTGGTATTGTTGTTTGAGTGCCAGGAATAGTCCATTTAGCATTTCTTGTAGGAACAAGTTTATCAATTTCAGTTTCACCTGTGCCAAAAAGTATACCGCTAAACAATGAAATTTCATTTACTTGAAGATCAGATCTTTTCAATACAGGTAATGAGTTTTGGGCAATTGGTGATTCAGGAACAATAACATTGATGTTTTTATAATCATTTTCTGTAACCAATCGGTTTAAAGCTGTAATGGATGCAATTGAATTTTTTCTAACTTCTTCAAGAGATTCTTCATCCTCCCCTCCAAATGCAGGAGATGAGTTGATAACCTCATAAGAAACAACCTCGTTTGTTCCAGCTACTGTTTGTACATAGATTCGTTGACCATTACGAATTGAACCAGCAATGACATTTCCATCTTCGCCTTCTGTTGTTTTAATAGTAACAACAACGCTCGAACCAGGTGTTGGTTGAACACCAATAAGACCATTACCAAATGTCAATCTACGACCCGAATCTGTTCTTCTTGAGACATACCCTTTATCGGTTGAAGCCATTAGAAATAAACTATCAAATTCTGTCCATTGAGTGTAAGCGGAACTACCAGGCTCTTGAATTTTAACATCAAGAGATGCAACCTCACCTTCAATCGGAACATCTAATGTAACAAATTGAAACTCTTGTGTATCGCTATCAATTTGAAATTCTTGTACGCTTTCTTTTATCTGTCTTAATGGAAGAACAAAACTTAAGATTCCATCTTCAATATCATAAGGAAGTGTGAATCTTTTATTATCTTCAGCAACTTGAATTGTTGCATTTGCATTGTTTTCAACTGTTAAAGATGTAGTATAATAAGTTCGAAACTCAATATCATCATCAGCAGTAAAAACAAATCCTTTTGGAATTTCAAATTGTACTAATGGGTCCTCAAATGTCAATGGAATACTCATCAAAACATTAACAGATGCAGGAGTTGCTTCTTTTGTGTTGTATCCAAGAAAAGAAGAAAGATTCAAAATTGATTCAGGTAGTTGTGCCTTTGTTAGGAAAAATTCTCTGTATGTAGATAGCTGATAGAAAAGAAGGTTGCTTGTTAAAATTGAAACTGTATCAATTATAAAACTTAAAAATGACGATTTCGTAAGATCTACATTATTAAGTTCCATGTATTTTTTAACTTCAGCAGCTATCTGCTCTCTAATACTATCTCTTGACAGATATATCTGTTCTGATAATAACTCAGTCATTATTTATCTCCTAACAGCTTAAAGGTCTTCTATTCTGAAAATAGTATCCTGATCTATCATCATACAAAAATTTCAGTTTTGGTTTAAGTAATGAATGTTTATATAATAATCTTGCCATAAACTGTGCATCTTTTAATGTGTGAATCTTCTTATCATATTCAACAAACGAATATGTATTTATTACCTGTTCTTCAATTGAACTCATATTTTTACTTTGAAAATTTTTACATCTGATTTTCCAAAATCGTTTTTCAGTATTTGGATGAATCTCTACACCAGTTACCACAAAGAGTGGATATTCTTTACCAGGACTTAGAAATTCTTGCTCTAATCTTATTATATCATTTGGGTATGGTTTAAAATTATATGTGCTCGGCATTACAAAAGAAGTTTCATTCTCTTTCACAAGACCAATATCCTGACCGTCAAATGATGTATTATATTCTTCTGAATAGAATAAAGGCAGCATTAAAATTTTATTTCTTTTAACACCGGAAAGATCACCAACTTGTTCATATGCACCACCCATAATATCTTCATCTTCCCATATTGTTTCACACACATTAAGATTATAATATGTGACTAAAAAAGAAACAACATGTTTGCTATAATAATTATAGATAAGATTCTGATATTCATGAATGTAATCATAAATACGTTGATAATTTTGAATAGTCATTAGTAATGTGCCCTTCTTTTAAAGAATGATACTTTAGAAGCCTTTTCGGCTTTTCTTTCTGCTTTCTCTTTTTGTCTTTGTTTCTTTTCTCTCGCATCTTGAATCTTTCTTCTCAAGAGAGCTTCAAATTTAATTTTACGTTCGACTTCTCTTTGTTTCCAATCTTCTTTAAGTTTTAAAACTGTCTTCTTACATTTATAAACTTTTTCAGGAGTATCTGCTTTATTACATTTACTCATTTGTTTATTCAATTCTTGAACTGCATATTTTGCTCCGAGATACGCACATTGGCTATAACAAACATCTTTTGGTATCTTCATTTGAGCACCACATTTGCCTGCACAACCTGCACTATATTTCTTCACAAGATAGTTAACTAAATCATTAAAAAATGGAATAGGAACAATCCACAGTCCTAAATACATTGCTTGTCTTAATTGTTTTTCTTTTTTTGGATCTACTTTAAATGGAGCAGGTCCATCAATATTTTCACTTTCATTTGAAACAACAGCATTATAAAGCTCCAAGTGTTTTTCAAATGGAAGTCTATCACGAAGTTGTTTGTTTTCAGCAATAAAATCAGATAATTTCATTCCAGAAAGATCAAGACCAGCAGCTAATGCTCTGGCATTTCTTGATAATTCTTTAGCATTTGCTTTCCTCTGCTTCTCAGCAAGGTCTAATTTTGCACGGTTTAATTTTACAATTAACAATTGAACGCGCTTTGCCCACTTGATATACTCTTTCTGAAGTTTCTTTTCACAGCTTACAACTCTTGTAAACTGACTACATTTTGCAATTTCTGAACGAATGTCATTTGCCATTTTCCTGGCGGCGTTTAATTGGCATTCATATTTACAAATTTTTCTTTGTTTAGAGAGTGGAAATTTTCTGAAACAGGAGCGTTCACAGGTATCTGTTAGTTTACGATAGAGATATAAAATAAACATTGCGGTTGGAGGACCAGTAGGACCTAAAGGCATTCCCGCAATTGCAGCAATGCTATATTTAAGAAACTTACTGAACTTCCCTTCAAACGCACGAATGTCTTCTGTAATTGTTAGGGAAATGACTTCTTCATATGTAAGATTATTAACTTGATTACATAAGAGAACATGTTCCTTAAATGAAATATTTTCTTTCAGGTATTTACTTTCAAGGACAATATCAAAGATATAATCTCTCCCCGCCTCCGTTAATAGTTTTTTATCGTAGTCTGTAATCATATT